ATGGAAATTATGAACTTGGAGAGGATACAAGAGATACAAATAAATCTATCTTTAAGATTAAGACCGCATTTTCTAATAGTGGCTTACATCTCATGGATGTTATCAATATTGATGATAGCGCACACGATAGAGGTGCCATGGAGGAAGATGTTGAATATGGCAAGCGCTATCTTGATGAAGAAGTGAATGAGCAGTTCAATAGGGAACTGGCAGAACTGACAGAAGGAAATGCACAATCGAAACGATTAAAGTTAGGTTATCCTTCACCTATGCTGTCGGCTGCAGGTGTTCCTGATAAGCCTATCATTCTCTATAGTAATAAGCTTTTGAAGAAAGCAAAACTCCATAATTTTGATGTCAAGGAGCTGCACAACCTGCCTCTTGCCATGCAAAACCCTATTGCAGTATTCGAGGGTAGTCATCCAAATAGTTTTGCTACGCTATTAGAAATCAAGTTAGGAGGACACAATACACTTGCAAGTATAGAAGTCAATAAGAAGGGAGAAGCTGATTTTAATTTCATTTCCTCTTTGTTTGGCAAAGAGAGCAAAGGTGTAACCAAGTGGATATTGGACGGAAAACTATTAAGCGTGGATAAAGAAAAAGCCCAATCTTATATAAGCGCTTCTGCTCTCAATGCAGATGCCACATATAAAAATGAGCTTTCTTCTGCTGCAAAGATAGTGAAAGATTTTGTAAATCCAAATATTGGAGAAGAAAAAACTTCACTACAGGGCAAAATTGACCCACAAGACACTACACCACAGGCAAAAGCATTGCAAGCTAAGATGCTATCTGAAAAGTTGAATACACCTATTCGTGTAGTTAGCGACCCAGAGGAAATCGCAGAGTTACCGAGCCGCAGACAGCAAAGAGCCAAAGGTTGGTGGAGTGCCAAGAATGATGAGGTAGTCATACTGTTACCCAATAATGCGGATGTTGCTGATGTCGCAAATACAGCTGTACATGAGGTTGTAGGACATAATGGACTACGAAAACTTATAGGTGTGGAGCGATTTGATGATTTCCTCGGTGAGGTGTATGAACATGCCTCAAAGCCTATTCGTGCAGCTATCGACAAAGCGGAACGCAAGTTATTTGAAGCCGAGGTGGACAAGCTCACCCAGCAAAAGAATGCAGAAGCTGACCGCATGGAAAGTCACAAGGGAGTATTCTCACGTGCAGAGGCAACGGTGGAAGCCAATAAGAAGCGTGAGCAGATGCGAAGAGAAGCCACAGAAGAGTACATGGCAGACATGGCTGGCCGCATAGGTTATGAAGGCTTTGAGAAGATGAGCGCAGAGGAACTCACATTCTGGGGAAAGGTGAAAGCCAAAGTACAGCAGTTCCTTGATAAGTTCCTGCGTGGCTTGAAGATAGCAAAGAGTGTCAGACTTACTGATAAGGATGTAGCTTATATCCTTTACAAGTCATGGAAGAATCTACGTAATGGTGGCAAGCCAACCATAATGGATGCTGCCGAAGATGCACTGATGCGCAGTAAGGCTCATTACGATGAGACGGATGTAAATCGTTTCCGTGATGGTGATATGGGATTAGAAGAAACCATCACCAACATGAAAGCAGAAATTAGTGCAGCTAATAAAGATGACTTCAATGCAAAGGTTGAGGCTATGAAAGCTATTGGTGGCAATCTGCAAAAGTTGCGAAGTGCCATGAGTCGACAGCGTTCATACGACATCAGTACAGCAAAAGCAATGACCGACCTTGCACAGGTATTACTCGATAAAGGTTTACTTGATAATTTGAGTGTTTACGAAACCAAGCGAGTACTTAGTGCTGTTAGGAATGGCGTTGGTAAGGAAGACATCAGCGGACATGTACAGAAGCTCATGGATATTATGGTGGATAACCAATTACATAGTGGTGCAAATATACTGGGTAAACTTTTCACAATGCGTGGTACAAGATTAAATGATAGAGGGATTGAGGTGCAGGGTAACCTTGACCCACAAGGTCAGATTCTTGTTAAGACAGCACGTAAGTATACATCATTCCCTAAAGAGGAAATAGATAACACTCTTATTCCTGACCTTATGAGCCGTATGGGAAGTGACGACCAAACAATTGCAGATAATGCAGCCATAGAGTATGCAGGTGCTCAGATAGCAAGACGCTATGTAGAAGAAATCACCGAGAGCAAAGCAGAGGAGAAAGCATTACGTGAGAGTATCAAGACTGCCAAAGAAGATAAAGATGCAGGCAAGCTTGATGCAGATGCCTATAAGCAATATGTTAATGCAACCGAAGAAGCTATTCGTCAAAATAAAATAGACCGTGCAGAAGCCTATTCTTCAATAGCAGCGGAGTTTGGAGGCATGCTTGGTGAAAGTGCTAAGCGTGCAAAAGAGTGGCGTGAGGCTGAGCAAAAGCGTATCAATGATATTCATCATAACTGCAATAGCGATATGGAAGGTCGTATCACTGATGAACATCATAAAGATAACAAGGTTCAAAAGCTGATGAACAATAGTGCTATTCGTTTCCTCCTTGCCCCACTTGGTACTTTTGACCAAATGCTTAGGATGTTTGGCAAGAAGAATGTCAACGGTGAGGGTTACTTGTGGAATAGATTCATGCGTAGCTGGGTAGACGCAACAGAAAACGAGTATACAGGTTATCGTGACGATTTGAAAGAACTCGATGCAAAGGTCAGTGAAGTCTATGGAAAGAAAATGAAATGGGCAGACCTGTTTTCTTTAGAGCGTAAGATGGGGAAGGTTTCTGTTGAGTTCTGGGATGGCGGAGAACGTAAGTTGCACGAACTGACACAAGGGAACTTGTTGTATATTTATATGGTTGACAAGATGAGCGATGGTAGGATGAAATTGCGTTATATGGGTATAACAGAACAAGACGTACAACATATAACAGAAATACTTGACCCTAAATTCAAAGAACTTGCCGACTGGTTGCAGGAGGAATATCTTGTTAATAAGAGAAATAAATACAACGAAGTTCACAAGCGAATGTTCGGTGCTCCTATGGCAGCAATAGACAATTATTTCCCATTGAAGATACTGAAGAATGCTCTTGATAAAGAAGAAGATGTTGCAAAGGACGATAATGCTGGTATAGTTTTACCAGGCACTACGACCAATGGTATCATCAAACGAACACGTAATAACAAACCATTAGATGTCACAGGTGCTGACGCTTTCAATGTAATAGCTGACCATCTACAGGAGATGGAGCATTGGGCAGCCTTTGCAGAACTAACACGTGATATCAATACGATGTTAAGTTACAAGCGTTTCCGAAATCAAGTGATGAACATGTCTAGTGCATACGGTGCTGGTGCTGCGTTATGGAAGAATTTCCGTAGTGTCTGTAAGATGGCTGTAGGTGCGTATCGTCCACCAATAGCAGAACTTGATAAGACAGCTGTCAACGTAGCTAAGGGTGTTACGGCTGCAAAGGTAAGTTTTCGTGTCTTCACGGCATTGAAGCAGTTCCTGTCTTTCCCAGCCTATCTCCCAGATGCGAGTTTAGCTCATCTGGCGAAAGATGTAGTAAACCCAGTTAATGCATGGAATTGGTCGATGAAGAATCTTCCTATATTCGAAAAGCGTTGGCAGAGCCGTATGGCAGGTGATCCTCGACTGATGAAGAGCGATATGGACTGGAAGGCATGGCGTAGTCGTATAGTAGAGATTGCTTCGATGATAGGTATGTCTCCTAATGCATTTGTTGATGCGCTCACTGTTGCAATGGGTGCGCATGCTATGTACCAGTCACGTTATGCTAAGTATAAGCGTTGGGGATTTGACGAAGCAACTGCTGATAAGCGTGCAAAGCAAGACGCAACGATTCTTTATAACTCTACACAGCAATCAAGCGAGGGAGCATTCCTAAGCCCAATGCAGGTAGACCGCTCATGGTTAAGTGTCTTGTTCACGGTGTTTAGAAACTCGTCAATGTCCTACACTCGTCAACAGTATGACGCATTCCGAAATGAGGTAAAGCTGTTCACACCAGGTTATCGTCAGCGAGCAGAAGAATTTATGGTTAAGCAATTGCAACGTGAGGGACTGACAGAAGAACAGGCCAAAAAGGCAGCACATGAAGAACTCCGCAAGGGTCCACTTCATAACCTTGCACGAATAGCCGTATTTGGCTTCTTGTTACAATTTGCATGGAACTTAGGAGCTTATCTTCCTTATCTTATTCTTGGCGATGATGATGATGAGAAGAAAAAGATGACAGATGATGCCTTAACGCATGCCTTGTTTGGTAGCCTTGAGGGTTTAACGAGTGGTGATGTTCTTAGTCAAGCTGGTAATATGGCACTTCAAGGTGAAGGGAATTGGGCTACAGTTACGAAAGATATGCCGCTGGTTAGTGATTTGAGCGATATTTTAAAGACATTCCCAAAGGATAATGTGGAAGCTTTGAACGATTGTGTAAATCTCCTTACTCAGTCTGCTGTTGGTGTAAACCCACAAAGTATCACAGATGCTATGGTAGCTATCATGGATTATTGTGGTGATGATGCGCAGACCTCAAGGGAATGTGCATTACTGATGGCTCGTGTTCTTAACTGTCCGCAAAGTCAATTGGATAAGATTTACTTTGACGAGTTAAGTGCGAGTGGTGTTGAAGCAAGTAAGATGACACCAAGTCAAATTGCAGAACGCTTTGCACGGTACAAGCGACACCGCAGTGCACCACTCACAGGGTGGATGTATAGTGATGCAGCCATAGCAGATAAAGACGGTAAACGAAAAGAGACCGTGTACAAGAAAGCGAGAGAAAACTTTAAGGCTGCTGCGAGCAAGTCTAATAAGGAAGAGTTAGAACAGTGGAAAGCAGAATACAAAGAGACTGCTGCAAAACTAAGTGCTATAAAGAAACTCAGAGAGCAAGACGAGGATGAAGCTGACGAACAAATGAATGCGTTAGAGAATACTCCTGAATACGACCGCTACCTGATAATGAAAGACTATAATAGTGATATGAATGATATCACAAAAGCTTGGTTAAACTCAAAGTCTCCAACAGAAAGAGAGCAGCTTACCAAGGCAATGTTTAAGGTACAACAGGAAATGGTCAATGAACTCAAGACCTCTAAGTAGCAATAGATAAACAATGAGGGGTGATGTGAAGAATTATCTTTGCATCATCCCAATATCTAATTAAATGGCAAAGAAAAGATTACATCGGGCAAGTAAGGTAATGCCAATATCTGAAACAGACACAGTACTCCGTTCCAATATATTGGATGGACATACTCGTGCTTATAATATTCTGTATGAAGCACAACAGTATTGGAGTGCTATGGATACATTCCGCAGAGACCGTGAGCGCAACAAAAAGTATACATACGGCAAACAGTGGGATGACTATGTATGCGTAGATGGTGTGCGCATGAGCGAGGAAGAATATATTAAGAAACAAGGTAACGTACCTCTTAAAAACAACCTCATCAAGCGTATGGTGAATGCTGTGCTTGGCGTATATCGTAGTCAGGCAAGCGAGCCGACTTGTACAGCCAGAGACCGTGACGAACAGAAATACGGAGAAACTATGTCAACTGTATTACAATGCAATATGCAACTAAACCGTATGACAGAGATAAATGCTCGCTGTATGGAGGAGTTTCTTATCTCAGGTTTTGTTGTGCAGCGCAAATGGTATGGCTGGCGTGAAAACAAACTTGATTGTTGGACGGACTATGTACAGCCTAACAACTTCTTTATAGATAACAACATGCGTGATTTCCGAGGTTGGGATGTTAGTTGTTTAGGTGAAATACACGATATTAGTTTTGAGCAGTTGTGTGAACGCTTTGCCAAAAATTCTGCGGATGTTGCACAGTTAGGAAAGATATACGAATCTGCACGAGACAAAGGTGCGCTCGGTATGGCGTATGAAAGTTTTGGTTACCCATTGAACAGTTACTATGATTTCCTTGTACCGAACGATGCAACACGATGTAGGGTAATAGAAATATGGAGAAAGGAAAGCAAACCTCGTTATCGTTGTCACGATGTGAACAACGGTGATGTATTCAAGATTGACATTGAAGACTTCGAGGAGTTTGTAGGCAGTGTAAATCGTGAGCGTATAGAACAGGCACATCAACTTGGAATGGCTGATGAAGATGTGCCACTCATCAAATACGAATGGTTTATGGATAACTATTGGTATTATTATTTCCTCTCCCCATTTGGAGATATCCTTGATGAGGGGGAAACCCCCTACGAACATAAGAGCCATCCCTATGTCTTTAAGGCATACCCATTCATCGACGGAGAGATACACTCGTTTGTTAGTAATGTAATAGACCAGCAGCGTTATACTAACCGCCTTATCACTATGTACGACTGGATAATGCGAGCCAGCGCAAAGGGTGTACTATTATTCCCTGAAGAGTGTTTGCCTAAGGGTATGAGCATGGAGAATGTTGCAAATGAGTGGGCACGCTTCGATGGTGTCATTATGATTAAGCAACCTAAAACTGGTACGGCACTACCTCAGCAGATTGCAAACAACTGTACACAGATTGGTATTTCCGAACTCTTGAATATGCAGTTGAAGTTCTTTGAGGATATATCAGGTGTAAATGGGGCTTTACAAGGTAAGCCTGGTTATTCAGGTATGTCAGCAAGTTTGTATAATCAACAGGCGCAAAATGCAACTACATCACTTCTTGATTTGCTTGATACATTCTCGTCATTTATAAGAGATGGAGCAAGTAAAGACGTTAAGAATATCCAACAGTTCTACGACACTCCAAGAGTATTTAACATTGCTGGTAGGAATGCGACTATTGTAGAATATGACCCAAAGAAAATACGTGATGTTGAGTTTGACCTTTCTATTGTAGAGAGTACCGCTACACCAGCTTATCGTGCTATGTCTAATGATTTGCTTATGCAGATGTGGTCAGCAGGTGCTATTAGTGTACAGCAATTGCTTGAAAATGGTGATTTCCCATTTGCAGACCAGCTATTGCAGAGTATCAAAGCGCAACAGGAACAGATAGAAAACGGACAAACTCCAGATGGCTTATCGCCACAACTTGCAGAACAAGTACAACAAGAAGCTAATATGGAGGCAGTACAGCAAGGACAGCAGATGTTGCAGGGATAGTATGTCAGATAAGGAACAGGTAAATAAAATCATCAAAGAAAACGACCGACGAAACGAAGCAATCTATGCTAAGTTCAACCCTGTAACAGGTGAGGGTTCTATCGGAGAACGTACAAGAGTATGTATCTCCGATTTCGTTATGCCAGTTCAATGGCTTCCAAACACGATGATGAAGATACCTTTCGTGAAGAAACTCATTCATCATGGTTCTATTGACAAGTTCCTGACAAACGTTCTACATGTATTCCCCAACGATACGGACCGTCAAAAGGTTTCTAAGAAACTTATCCGATTACGTTATAAGCATGACTTTGCTTTCTGGGCAGCCACACTTATATACATCAAACCTAAAGGAGGAGGTGATGATGTTCTTTTCAGGCTGACACGCCCTCAAAGAAAACTTTTAGAGAAGTTTGAGAGCAAGAGAACAGCAGATATGCCTATCCGTCTTATACTGTTAAAGGCTCGACAGTGGGGCGGTTCGACAACAACACAGATGTATTTTGCATGGTTGCAGTTCATACATAAGGTTGGCTTGAATTCTCTTATCATTGCTCACCAAGGCTCAACATCAGATGATATTATGGATATGTTCAATAAAATGATAAAGGAATACCCTGTTGAACTGCTCCATAACATGGGTGAAGCATATTCTGACAATGAGGCAAAGATAGTAGGTGTCGGCAAGAGTGGTTCTATCCACCGAGTACCACAGCGTAACTGCAAAATCAAGATTGGTACGGCAGAGCGTCCCGATGGTTGCCGTGGTGGTGATTACAATCTCGTGCATCTTTCGGAGGTAGGTATATGGAAAGCCACAGAGGGTAAGACGCCAGAAGATATTGTGCGTTCAGCCTGTTCTGGTATCTTGTATAAACCTTATACTATGATTGTGATGGAGAGCACTGCAAATGGTACAGGAAACTTTTTCCATCGTGAATATGAAGCAGCATCAGACCCACATATCCCCTCACAATTTGATGCGCTGTTTATAGCATGGTATGATATTGAACAGTATTCCTTGCCATTTGCCAGCGAAGATGAAAAGGCAGACTTTGCCATCTGGCTATGGGAGAATAGAGAAAACGCCAATGTGATGTCTCCTCGTGAAGAAAGTGGGAAATATCTATGGTGGTTATGGAATAAAGGCGCAACTCTTGAAGCTATACACTGGTATATAGAAGAACGCACTGGCAAGAACGACCATGGTGTTATGGCAAGTGAATATCCATCAGATGATATAGAGGCGTTCGTACATTCTGGCTCGATGGTTTTCGACAGGTACCAAGTGGAGGAGTTCAAGCCTGCATGTCGTCCACCTCGTTTTATAGGCGATGTCTATGGGAAACAGTCTGAGGGTGAAGAAGCACTTACAGGACTTCGTTTCCATGAAGATGCGCAAGGCTTATTGTGGGTGTGGGCATTGCCAGAAGAAGATGATGAGGTAGAGATAACAGACCGTTATCTTACTGTTGTCGACGTCGGAGGTAGAACAGAAAAAGCCGACTGGTCGGATATAGTTGTTTTTGACCGTATCAATCTTATGGATGGTGGTCGCCCTGCTGTAGTGGCAGAATGGTACGGACATTGTGATATGGATATATTAGCATGGAAGTCAGCACAGATTGCAGGTTTCTATAACAACTCCTTGTTAGTTATAGAAAGTAACACTATGGACAGTAGAGACAAAGAACGTCATGTTGAGGGTGGAGACCAATCACTGTACATTCTCAATCAAATAGGAAGTGTATATCCTAATATGTATGCACGCAGACAGAGCGAGGACGAGATACGGCAGGGACTCCCCAAGAAGTATGGCTTTAACACCAATCCCGCTACAAAACCAATGATTATATCAACTCTTATTAAGTGTGTTCGTGAACGCTTATACACCGAGCGAGATATGCGTGCACTTGATGAATTGCTTGTGTATGAGAAGAAACAGAACGGCTCATACGGTGCTATATCTGGTAGACATGATGACAAGGTTATGACGAGAGCTATAGGTATGCATATCTGTTTTTATGAAATGGATATGCCAACGATAGTTGAGAGGAAAGAACGAGGGTTACATTATCATCGTGGTCCAATGACTGCTGCCACAATTTAGAGTTCCTCTTTGTCGACTTGTGAATAATCCTTATACCTATTGAACTGCTTTTCATACCAACCATTTTTAATTCGGTAGATTAATTCTCCTACAGTACGAGGTGTCATGTAAAACTTAGGTGCAGGTTGGTTTACTACCATAATAGCGAGCGCATAGATAGACTTTTCAGGATATTGTTCACGTGCAATAAGAAAACGACGAAAAATCTCATCAAACATTTCACGTTTATTTTTTCGCATATTGGGAATTACTTTGCCAGCTAACAAAGTGGAAATCACAATAGCCGCACGTTCCTCACTCACCCAAAACCGTGAGCATGGCGAGTTTGCTACTTGCTCAAAGATTTTAGGCATAACGATGTAACCAGCTTTAGATAGTTCCTCTTGATAGACCCGCATAAGTTCTTGGTTACGTTCTTGGGTAAAGTCGAGTATGCTTCCGTAATATTTCACCAGTCTTAGTCAATTTGCTTGTAAAGATACTAAAAATATCTCACAATAGATAAAAGAGAAAGGAATAATTACCACATTATATTTGCAGGTAAATAAATCAGTAACTCTACGAGTATCAACGACATGGCTACAACTGAAAATAATGAAATCAGCAAAAGAGACCGACAACTCGGTCGATTACGTGAGAAGTACCCCGACAAGAAATTCGAGGATGACGAAGAAATATACGGTCAGATAGGTGAAGACTATGACAATTACGAAAAACAACTCGGTGGCTACAGAGAGCGTGAAAAAGCACTTTCTGACATGTTTGCTTCCGACCCTCGTAGTGCAGAGTTTCTTACCGAGATGAGCAAAGGTGGCAATCCTGTGCTTAGTCTGTTGAAGAATTTCGGTCCTGACATTAAGGAAACGCTCGATGACCCTGATAAGATGCAGGAACTTGCAGACGTATGGGCAGAGGAGCAACAGCGTATTGCAAAGAGCAAGCAGCTTGATGATGAGTATGCCGAGAACTTACCAAAATCTCTTGATGCACTCAAGCAGTTCCAAGAGGAGCGTGGTCTTACTGATGAGCAGGCAGATGAAATTATCTTCCACCTTATCAACATTGTGCGTGATGGTGTGATGGGTAAATTCTCACCAGAGATGTTTGACCTCATGACAAAAGCAATTAACCATGACGAAGATGTTGCAGATGCACAAGAAGAAGGTGAGGTTGCAGGACGCAATCAAAAGGTCACCGAAAAATTACGCAAGAATAAGAACGGTGATGGACTTGCACCTTTGAATGGTAAGAACAACCAGCAGGGAAGTGGCAAGCAAGGTATGGACATCTTTGACATCGCAAATATGGCATGATAGAACAAGTGGTAAAAATAGTCGGCAATCCCAAAATAGAAAGAGCTAAAGGGAGTGCTGGATACAAGACCCAAGTATATGGGGCAGCAGCGACGGTAAGCAATTTAGCCAATGCTACAGGTGGTATCAAAGCAGAAAACCTCGTTAAGCCCAGCATGTAAAAAAATAGATTATTCATTTTAAATCTTTATTCAAATGGCAACAGAACAAACAGTACAACAGCATGCAGGTGGCTATCAGCAGCCTACAGCAGGTACAGCAGGAGCCCAGACACAGGTTGGTGGACAGGCTACAACTGTCAGTGCAACTGCTGGTGCTACAGGTGGCGTTGGCGCAGGTAACCTTATTACACCTGACATTGACCAGAAGCTGTACAAGTTTAAGAGTGATGACACGCCTATGATGCAGATTATGCTGCATTCTAAGCGAGTGAATGTTAAGAGTCCAGTCGTTAGACACTACATCATCGATGAACCCAAGAGTTTCGTAACAACCAAAGATGCTGTAGCGAAGAGCACGGACAATCAGTTCATTCTTCCTCTACTCAGTCAAGACCAGAAACTGCCTCGACCTTATACCACACTCCTTGTTAAGGGTGTTGATGGTTACGACGCAACAGGTCAGAAAGCTACTCCAGGTAAAGACCTGATGATTTTTATTGTCGGCAAGGACACAACTACTGGTAATCCTGTAGCCATTGCTGTCAACGGTCCTCGTGCCGTATCAGGTGATGAGAGTTGTACAACTCCTGCTATTCCTGCAGGTTCTGTATGTGTGCTTATGGCTAATGCTTGTTACGAGACGCAGAAAGAAGTAGAACCAGACCTTGTAGTTCCACAGCCTATTGACTTGCACTTGCAGAAGCGCATCATGAACAGTGTTGTCTCAGACTACTTCGATGCACAAGACAAGCAGATTCCATTCGACCATGCAATCATTGCAGAGGCACAGATTACTAATTTCAAGGTAAAAGGCAACCGCACCCTGTATGCAGGTCGAAAAGGTAAGATTTCTGTTGACACCAAGATTGGTCCGCAGGATGTTTACTTCACAGAGGGCGTACGCTATCAGGTGAAGAAAGAGATTAAGGATGATGGCAAATGGAATTTCAAGAAATTTATTGCTCTTGCCAAGCTCATCTTTACAGGTGAAGATGTCCCTAACACTATCCTCGGATTGTGTGGTAAGAACTTCTTAGAGAAGATTCAGACTATTGACTTCTCTGAACATCCAGAGGTACGCTTCGAGGTGAAGATGAATGACCTTGGTTGGGAGGTGACGCGCATCCATACTATCTTTGGAAATTTGGAGTTCAAGCATGACCCAACACTTGACCGTCTGCGTTGGAGCAATTCATGTTTCATGATTGCTTACGACCGCTGCGTACACTACGTGTATAGTGCAGAACATACAGACAAAGACCGTGTCGAGGGTGAAGAGGCAACCCGCAATGCTACTATTGTGTGGGATGGTCTCGGCTTGAAGGGCACATGTCACGTCTGGATTGACGGTGAGGGAACTGATGACAGTTACGAAACAGACGTTCTACACATGCACTTGTGGAATAGCGACAAGGCACCAGCTTCTCCTAAGGAGAATTGCGTTTACTACCTCATGGTGGATTGTCCTGCTATCAACAGTAAGGCTGTAAGTGGTACAGTGTGGTTGTATAAGAACTCTGCATGGGAACCTTATACAGGTGAACTACCATTAGGTAACTAAATTTCAAACACCAATAAAAAACTATAGGCGGATAGGTTTATGACCGTCCGCCTATTTTATTAAATACACAATGAAGAAAAGAAAAATTATCTACGGTGTGGCTGGTATGCTTGACTACCAAGCCCTTATCAAGGTTGGCAGCGCAAAGATGAAAATATCTTTCACTAATGGCTCTTCAAATGAAGCTGGTCGTACTCCTGCAACCTTTTCAACGGATAATCCAATTATCCAATTGGCAATAGAGAATAGTAAAGAGTTCAAGTCTGGGCTTATCACTAAGATTCATGTGGTGAATACCGATGAGGATGTGTATATTGAAAGCGAGCATGTTGCTCTACAGGAAGAGGAGGATGTAGACACTTCCACTGAAACTGGTAACAACGAAGAACTGACGGGGGAAAAGCAAGGTATAGACACTCCAGACAAAAAAGAGCAGGAACAATCAGCAGATGAAACTCCAGTAACCCAGCCAGAGGAAGAAACCGTTAACACGTCAACTCGCAAAGAGTTTACATGTAATGACGACGCAAAGGACTTTCTCGAGGCAGAGTTCGGGATAAAGCGTAGTTCATTGCGAACTCGTGCGGACATCACTGCTTGCGGTAAGAACAATGGCATTGATGTAGTGTTCACTGATTAATCAGCTTTGAAATATGGTGTACGAAGTTAAGGACATCCTGCGTGATGTACGTATAGCCATAGATGAGAACAAAACCAACGAGCAACTTATAACAGATGAAGACATTGACACTTTGATGCTTGATGACATCATCTATAGTAAGGTTGTGGAGGGGGTGCGTCGGACAGTTACCAACGCACCTATCCACTTGCTTGATGGTGGCGTTCCGTTTGGCGATGCTGTTTATTGGCGCAACCAGCATTCGGGTTGGGTGATGCTTCCTGATGACTTTATGCGCCTTATGGTATTTAAGATGAGTGACTGGGAACGTCCAGTATATGAACCTATTACCGCAGGCGACCCTCGGTATCAGTTACAGTTTTCACGATACAAAGGCTTACGAGGAAATCCACAAAAGCCAGTAGTGGCAATTGTGAGCCGTACTGAGGGACGTGTGTTGGAATTGTATTCATGCAATGACGATACTGCAACTGTAGAACAAGCTTTGTATTATCCTCTACCATCTATTGATGATAACGAGGGAATAATGATACCAGAGCGTTGCTATCAATCCGCTATCTATGAGATGGCAGCCCTTGTGCTTGCTACAATTGGGCAAAGAGAACAATCACAAGTAATGACCGATTTAAGTAAACAACTGTTAGTATGAGTTCTATTAAGACAACCGAAATAGAGGGTGATGTTAGTATTGGACGTCACGTAGGTGTAGGTGGTAATGCCCATGTACAAGGCAACGCTGTAGTAAAGAAGAATCTAATTGTAGAGGGTTGGCTTGAGGCTAAGAATGTCAAGTCTGCCAACAAGGGTCTTTTTACTACAGTCGAAAAACTTCGTGAGGCATACCCACGTCCGCATGATGGGTGGTGGGCAATCGTAGGACGCAGTTTGCCTGCACCTATCTATGTAGCAGATGGAAGTGCATGGGTAGCAACAGGAGAGAATGGAGGAAACCCTACAGTGGATAGTGAACAATATAATAGCAACATATCTGAATTGCAGGGTGACCTTAACGCTACGAAGACCGATGTTAAGGGTATCAAAGATGATGTAAAGGCACTCAAAACACAAGTAACAACACAAGGCGATAGTGTAAACCAAACTCGCGCAGCCGTAGAGACAGCACAGCAGACTGCCGAAAATGCAAAGAAAGCGGCATCTGATATGAATGTTGAATTAACCACTATAAAAGACTCGAAAGGCAAGGCAAATGGTTTTGCGCCTTTAGACGAAGAAGGCAAAGTACCATCTGCTCACTTGCCGAGTTACGTCGATGATGTTATAGAGTTTGATAGTTGTTTGGATAGCTTGACAGCACAGCAGCAAGCTACAGATAAGTCATCAAAAGATGAACATACTAAAGTTATCTACAACAGAGCTAAGAATAAGTTTGTATTGGCAGTAGCATCAGACGAAGATAGTACAACCACATATTATGCTGATTGGTCTGATGCGGACAATTACGGTACTGCTTCTAAAGATGGTCGCACCCCTGCAAGTGGTAAGGTATATATTGATTCTTCTGACAATATTACCTATAGGTGGAGCGGAACGAAATTAGCTCCTATTGGTTCAGACCTCGCTTTGGGTTATACTGCAGGGACGGCTTTTCCTGGTAATGAGGGCGCAGAACTAAAACAGAACCTTACCAATTCGCAAAGAGATATTGAAGCATTACAGAATGATGGTAAGGCAGCCGTTGCTCGTAGTGTTGTAAATGTCAACAAGCTATTAGGTATGGAGAACAGAGATATGACATTCTCTGTTGCTTTGGAAAAGATTAGCGAGTATAAGGACAAAGAAAAGATAATGATTCCTGGTATTGTCCTCACATTCAACACGCCTAATAATGGTTGGGTTTCTAAACAGTGGGTCAATACAGAGAGTTGGAACAAAGAGGGTAACTGGAAAGATTTTGGTGCAAACGGAACTAACATCGGTAATACGCTTAATGTTAACTCTCTTTGTCCTGATGTTGAATATACATTAAGTACAGCTATCAAGGCAGTCCAAGATTTGGAGCAAGCAAGCGGTTTTACCTATTTCAGAAGTGGAGCGGTACTTACTTTCAAGACAGCTGAGAAAGATAGCAACGGAGCGCACGTATGGGCAGCTTTCCAATTTACTCGTGAAGTACCAGACATTAATCCTGCAGATTTAAAACCATGGGTTGCCTTTGGAGGTGGTGGTACTGCAAAGGTTGAGTTAACAGGCACGCCAAGGAATAATGAAGAGAAAGCTTTTTCAAGTGCAGGTGCATATAAGCATATCCCAACCAATCTAAAGGTTAACACAGAAACTGAGGGCGTTGTAAAATTACAGATGACGAATGAAGCAGGAGAAAGTATAGGTGACGAACAACAGTTTGTTGTCGGTACTGGTTCATCTGTGGGTGGCACAACCATAGCTATTGCATTCAAGGAGAACCCATTGTATGGTAAAGCTGGTGGATTATTCAATGTTCATGCTTCTATCTTGAGTGTTACAAAGGCAGGAAACCAAGAAACAAGCAACAGTATTACAAACGTTCAGTTTGTAGACCGTACCACAAAGAAAGTCGTTGCTACATTCGACACAAAGAAACCATCCTCTTCAACTTTGGAAGACTATAGCTTTGTCTTTGACTTGAGTTCACTCTATGTAAATGCAGGACAAGGCAGCTTGCAGATGGTAGTTGTAGATGATAGTGGTAACACTGCAAGCAAAAACCTTTCTGTCGTAGCCGTAGATGTCACTTGCGTGAGTGTGCAGACCCTACACTACACCAAAGACACAAGTCTTGAAGTGGGAGGAAATGCCAAGAACATCTTGATGTATTCTTTCCCAAAGAATAGTAGCGATAAAGGTATCCGTACGACTATTGAATTATTCAGAGACGGTACATGGCAGCCATTAGAAACTATTGTTATTACAGATACGTATTCACATTCTGTAAGAATAGACCCGACAGGATTAGCGCATGGTGCTTATCCTATCCGCATACAAGGTCAAGATGTTGCGTCTGGTGTGAAAGGTAATATCTTGCATACTGCCGTTATGGTCATTCAGCAAGATAGTAGCCTTGATGACTACGACAAGCCTATTATTGTAGCACGTTGGAGTGATGATAGCGAGGGAAAGAAGAAACTATATGCAACAGTCATTTTTGATGTGGCAGTTTACCAGCGTAGCACATCACGTCCAGAAGCTGTTGTTTCACTTACCAACGAGACAACAAACAAGACAGAGACAATCACACGGCAGGTGATGGCTCGTGATACTACACAGGTGATAAACAGACGTCTTATTGGGTATCACGATGGAGATAACCTGCTCTTTGGCGTTAATAGCGGTGATGCTACATTAAAAGAATCGTATAAGGTTACTATTAGTGGTACGTTACTTCCTATCAGTGAAACCGAGGGTGCTGTACTTAAATTCAGTATGGCAGAGCGTAGTAATGCTGACAGTGATAAAACGATAAAGACTATTACGTCAGATGGGCAGCCTGTAAGTATTAATGTAAATGGTGCGAACTACACAACTAATGGCTTTGTAAAAGATAGCTTTGGCACAAGCGATTATGGTACAGCTGGTGACAAAGGGCGTATGGCATTACGTATTGCTGAAGATGTAACAGCAGAGTGTACTTATCAACCTTTTGCTTCGAACGCTATCGAGACGAACGGTTTGGCATTCTCATTCACCGTCATGACTAAGAATGTTGCAGACCGCAACGCACACCTTATTAAATGTATGGGTGAGAAGTTGGGCTTTGTGCTGACAGGTGAAGAGCTCATCGTTGCTACTAACGGCTCTCTTACAGATGCCGCAACGACAGCACTTGTGCCATACGTCAATGATAAGCCAACACGCTTCGACATCGTGTTTGAACCATCTACGATTGCACCATATGGAGGCATTGGTGTTATCAAGGTGTTCTTAAATGGTGATGAGGCTGGTGCTGTAGCATATAAAGCTGGTGAGTTAGCAAATCATAACTCAACTATCCATTTCGATGGACACAAGGCAGATGTGTATCTCTACGAGTTGACAGCATGGAATACTTACTACAACTATATTCAAGCATGCTATAACTATCTTGTTGGCTTGACAGATACCACAGCGATGATTGGGGAGTATGAGCAAAACAACGTTATGGCAAGTATTACAGCAGAGGGAACGACCAAAGACCGTCCAACAATGCAGAAGTGTCTTGATGCAGGTCTGATGGTATGTGCTATCTGTAAGAATCCAGATGCAGAAGACATTGCAGCAAACTATCCTGACTATCTTGAAACGAAAGACGGTGACAAGAAAACAAAACAGATAGTAGACTGGTATTGTTACTTCCCAGACCGCCCTTGGCAGAACTGCAAGATAATCGGTATCACGCAGACCAATCAAGGAACAACCTCTTCATGGCGACCTATCAAGAATAAGAAAGGTAAGATGAAGAAAGCCATTGTCACCTTATTGCATACACGAGAAGAAATTCAGACGATGTACCCTGGTAATGCAGACGCACTCACTAAGTATGATAAGTGTGCGAAGATGGCTGCTAAGAACCGCATACAGATTGTGGAGGGAGGAAACTTTACCAACATCGTCTGTATTAAGGTAGACTATTCCGATAGTTGCGGTGCACACAATGGTGCTATGATGGAGCTAATGAACGATACTCAAATAGCACTGGGTGAAAAGTATATGACACCAGCACAGGTGTATAATGAGGGTGAGTACGAGATACACACCAGCATTGATAGCGTTCCATGCGCTTTGTTCCGCACCGATAGCCGAATGAACCACAGCGATGCCGAGAACCCTACCAAGGCATATTTCCATGCTAAGGCAAACTTCAACGTAGATAAAGGTGATGCAGACTTCTTCGGCTTCAAAGGGGTAAACGGATATAGTAAGAAGTGCCTCAACTATGGTGACTTTACAGAACTCGTAGCAGCACAGAATCAAACACTAACAGCTTTTAAGTCGCAAGTGTTAGCAGACACCACCCAATTAATTGCAGGAAATATCTATGTTCTTAGTGAGTATTGTGGCGATAAGCATATTGTGATTGAGAATGATGGTAAGGGTGCTATGCGAGAGGTACAGGCTGTAGAAAAGCCTGTTGCAGTCGACAAAACGCTTGCAGAAGTTCTTACAGATGATGTTAAGAACTACACTTGGCAGAACGTGTACAAGACCAGTGATGACCACTATGTACAGTATCAAGGAGGCAACTGGATAGACACTACTGGCAGTATGACCTTTAACAAGGCTACTAAGAAGTGGAGTGTTACGGGACGAGTTGTAAATCCAACAGAGTGCTATGAATTCTTAAAGTATGATAGCCTATGCTGGGGTCAGGGCGTGAACAGTCTTGATGACATGATGCGTATCGACTCTGCAACAGGAGCACCCATCTGGATGAGTTATTTTGAAACTCGATATCCTGATGATGACAATCTTGAAGAGCTTTACAAAGCTGGCAAGAAGGTCCCTTATAACCTTTATAAGTGGCTTATGTTCTCACAGCAATGTAATCAACATCAGACAGAAGCAAATGGGAACATTACACTTGGTGGTGTATCAGTGCCAGGGACAAAGGAAAATCGTCTAAAGAAATGGCAGCAAGAAGTACATAAGCACGCCAACCCATATTCATTGTGTTGCTATACCATTTCGTCCGATTACAAGGCAGCAGTAGACCAGCGTAGTAAGAATAAGATGATTGCCTTCTATTTGGAGATAGATGGAACGATACGAGCCTACTTCAACCATTGGTACGATGGCGATTGTGTAGATGGTAGCGACAATGATTGTGGTCTTACAATTCCTTGGGATATGGATGCCGTTACTTCACATCTATATCAAGGTTGGGATAGTGTAACATTCGTACAGACGTATGCAGCACCAAACTTATGGGTAGACGATAGTGGCACAAAGACTATCACGCTACACGATGTAGCAGCCGCCATGCGAAAGGCAGAGCGCAACAACCGCAAAGTTTTCTCCGCTGATGGCTGTTACCATTACTGGATAACAAAGAGACTAAGCAAATGGGCAAAGGTAATCAGTTCTTTCGATGGCGAACGTAAGTATATTCAGAACTCTACGGCAGCTGCCAACTACTTCTACGCACTTCATGGTCTGCGTTTAGAGGACTTACCAGATTACCAGCGTAAACGCTTTAAGCTGCGTGACGGCTATTATCAAGTAGGCGACTTATATACCGCACCATTCAAAGCACGTATGATGGGAGAAATCGCAATCAAGATAACAGCAGCACAAGATGGCTTCTTTGGATTAGGCGAAGACCGTGCGGACACTGTTACTGATAGCTGTTACCTAAGAGCAGGTGAGACTTACACATTAAGAGCCAACGCAGCACAGGAGAGTGGCAAGATGGTGTATGTATTTGGTGCAGACAAATTAGCAGTGCTTGATATTTCAGCGTGTACTCCAAAGCAAGAGGGCTTCGATATCAGTACTTGCACGCTATTGGAAGAATTGATTGTTGGCGGAGAAAGCTATACACCTGCCTACACAACAGGAGTTCTGACCTCCCTTAATCTTCCTGCAATGCCATTCTTAAAGAAGATTGACATACAACACACCAAGGTACTTAGTGTGAGAGCAGAAAACTGCCCACGCTTAAAGACATTCCTTGCTAAGGGTAGTACATTGCGAGCATTTACTCCAGCTGAGGCTTGTCCTTTAGAAGTAGCACAGTTTCCTGCAAGTATGACAGACATCGTGTTTGTAGGTATGCCAAATGTTACTTATCCTAATGGAGGCTTGACCTACGAGGCTTTGAGTAATGTAAGTAGCGTGCGTATACGCAGATGTCCGAATATAGACCCTGTAAGAATATTAGAAGATGCAGTTGCTGCTGGTGCTACGATTAGTACCATTTTGATAAAGGACGTTGATTGTTCTAAGAAAGATACCGTACTATCTGCGATGAAGGCAATGGGTACACGTGGTATTAATTCAGAGCATACAAATGTCTGCGATGGCTTAAGTGGAACATGGACGCTCACGAAGTATATTGAAGATAGTAAGCTTGCAGCTTTGAAAGAGTATTACCCGAACTTAACAATACATCAGTCGCAATACTCACTGATAGTCTTTGATGATACTATTGATGACCCTGCCAATCTTAGCAACCTTGACAATGAGACAGGTCAGATGTTCTCTAATGACTTTGTACCAAGTGCGCACGTAGCTAAGATTAGACAGCATCTTATACCAGTTAAGGGAAAACTCAACACAGAAAGAAATGTGTGGGAGGGCGTTAAGGTTTCAGAAACGAATTATCATAACCTTGCCAATGGGGTTGAATTTGACTATACCGATAAGGCTGCCGACGGCTTTGATGTGATGATGCGTTGTCCTGAAATGTGGTATAAAGGTATCAATGACTTCAAAAATCAGAAGAAATATATCGCATGGAGTAGCCTGGCAACTGAGCCATTATCTACTGCTAAGCGTGTCACACGAAAGAAGCTGAAAGATATAATCTTAAAGGCTAATACTGGCGTGATGTCTGAAAAAATCAGATTAAACGAAAGTACGTTGGATAGTGCTGGTGTTCTTGCAGAGGTATCAAATGTAGATGTATACAAGATTGATGTTGCAGGAATGAAGCAAGTTAGATGGCCAGGTATGAATAATGCCACAGTAGGGGCATGTTTCCTAAATGCAGCTGGCACTGTCATATCGAAGTACAATCTTGCAATAGGCAATACTGCCTTTGACTTCATTGATGGAGACTATGTCTTTATAGATGTGCCACAAGGTGCTAATGAGTTTGTATTCTCGTCAAGCAATGTAAACTCTGAATTAGAGGCTATTGCAGTAGACAGTGCAGAGATAGAAGCCATTGAGCCTGATTGGGTACGCAATGAACCATGGCTATTGGGTGTTTATCAAGCATCAGTAGATAGTCTACTTAGACTACGTTCTGTATCTGGAGCAACAGTGCAGAGAGGTAGTGGTAATGGTCGTACATCTTCTGAATGGCTATACGACGAGGAGGGGTATGCAACTAACACACCTGTACGCAAGATGGAGTTTACATATAAAGACTTCCAAAATCTTGCACACCGCAGAGGTAATGGCTATCAGATGATAGACTATGATATGTCTAAGCTGATGGCTGTTCTCTGGTTCTCATTGTCAGGTACACGTGATTCACAGTTGGTTTGTGGTTACGGCAATGGCAGTAGTGATATTACAGGCTATCGTGATGATATTGGCAACTCTGACAGTAGACGTGAGGATAGCAGAGGAACAAAGTGCTTAGGTCTTGAGAGTTTCTTTGGTGTCTATTTTGAGTGGGAAGATAACGTTGCCGTGAACATACCGTCTTATCGTCAGTATATGAAAGACAAGACAGTGGAGGTTAACACTTATCCGACAGACGCTGTATGGCATATCTATGACCCAATCAGCAAGACAGAACGCCTTGTGCAAGGGACTAAAGATAATGGTTACTGTATAGCACGTGTAAGGCATGGACGCTATTGTGACATCATCGCTTCAAGAGTAAGTTTTGATAATAGCAGATGGGCATCCAACTATGCTGATGGACAAGGGTATACTCATGCAAGGAGCCGTGTTGTCGTGCGTTCGAATAAAAGTGCGTATGCGTATGGCGGTCTCGTCTTTACGAATGCGGCTGACACATCATCGCTGTCGTTCTCGTTCGTCGGTTCTCGGCTTGCCTTCCGTGGAAAAGTTGAGATAAACGAATAAAGCGTAAAAGCGCAAAGCGTCGGTGAGCGAAAATCCGCCACGCTTTGCTCTTGAGTTAAAAGCTTCAAATATAAATTCACTTAAAATATACATCTATGAATACAGACTTTTTTAAGGTGTACGGTACCAAAGAACGTAATGACAGTTTGTTACGTCTATCCGATGACCACTACGTGCTGTTCTATGGCTTTGGCAAAGATAAGGACAGCGACGAAAACGGTTACGGCTGGCGTAAGGACTATGGGCATAAGCCTACTGAGGAAGAGTTAAAGAGCGATATAGCCACACTTGTCAACAAGCTAATTGATGATAAGATACTCACAGGATTTACCTATGAAGGTAATATTGTATATCTATCTTCTGAGAATCAGTTTAATTACAAAGCTGCTTTTGACTTGTGTATGCTTACGGATGGAGGCAATCTACCTGTAACGTTCAAGTTCGGACAAGAGAACGACCCCAAGTATCGTCAGTTTAAGACAAAGGAGGAATTGAAAGACTTTTATTTATCTGCCATTTCGTTTGTAACTAATACGCTTGCAGAGGGGTGGGCAGAAAAGGATATGATTTATAAAAAGGATATGCAGTCATGGTTTACTTAATCATTTCATCAGTAGTGCTTTCAGTTGCAATGGCAATAGTAGCAGCAAAGAAAGCAAAGGAGTTGCCAGATAGCGTGAGTAGTTTCAGTTATTATGTAGGTGATGTTCGCTTTTCGTTGTGGGCTACAATGACAGCAGCAATCTTGTTATCCTCTTCTCTTCATGCCTTACCGCCTAAGCATGCTTATATTGCAGGATTGCTGAGTGTAGGTTTGTTGATGGTAGCTGCTTCGCCTTGTTACAGGACAGAGAACAAAGTGCTACATTATGTAGGAGGTTATCTCTTTGGATTGGCAAGTCAGATTGTAGTAGCTTTGCTTATACCATGGTTACTCCTGTTGTGGGTGTTGTTCCCACTTGTGTTCACTCGTAAGAGTTGGAAAGAGAATGCTACATTTATTGCAGAAGGGATATGTTACATCACTTTAGTAGGCAGCCTCATCCTATCTTTACTATCGTAATTACAAACATAAACCTTTCAATCGTTTTTCCTATATTATTTTTGTAGAAATTTATTGTAAAAACAAGATGAAGAAAGTAATTAAATGGCTTAAAGAAAGTAATAGGTACAAACACCTTATAGGTGGTGTACTTATCGGTGCTGGTGCTAACAGCTTGTATTGTGCAGCGTATGCAGGTATGGGAGTAGCAACCGCACTTGAACTTAAGGATAGAATGTGGGGCGGAAAGGCAGATATCATCGATTGGGGGCTGACAGTCGGAGGTGTGGCTATAGGCTTTGGAATAAGAACGTTAGTAAAACTTCTATGATATGGCAATGGATAAAGGCATAAGAAACGCAATGATAGGTGTTATTGGCTCAATCATTGTAGCTGTTGCAGGCTCATGGGTACAGCTCAATCAGCGCATATCAATACTCGAGGTGCAAGTTATGAACGACCACCAGTTATTCGTAGGCTCTCAAGAGGATATGAAAGAAATAAAGTCGATGCTTGGTGAAATAAACATTAAGGTATCGCACCTTAATGACATCAAGGCAGACCGACCTAATATGGATAGTCATATAACACAGAAAGGAGGCGAATAATGAGAGCGTCATTTAAAAGCATTATAAGCAGGTGGAGAGCGACAACACCGAAGTTCTTTAAGAATATTGTCGTTTGGGGTTCAGGTGTCAGTATTGTTGCTGTTGCCATTCATACCGCTATGACAGCAGCAGCGGCAACACCTCCAGAATGGTGGATAAAAATTTATCCATATCTTGTAGGGGCAGCAGCAGGCATGGCTGCTGTGGCAAAATTAACAAGGGAGAAATAATATGAGAAATATTAAATACATTGCGGTTCACTGTACCGCAAGCCATCAGTCTATGACGATAGAGGGATTAAAACAGGAATTCAAGCGTAAGGGCTGGGTTAATCCAGGCTACCATTACGTGGTGTCGCCAGACGGCAAGATTACCCAGCTACTTGATGAAGACAAAGTAAGTAACGGTGTAAGAGGTTACAACTCAGAAACTATCAATGTTGCTTATATTGGTGGCATTGATACTAACGGCAAACCCACTGACAACCGCACAGACGCACAGAAAGCAAGTCTGCGCTCGCTGTTGAAGATGCTTCATAAGAAGTACCCTACAGCGGTTATTCAGGGACATCGTGATTTCTCTCCAGACTTGAATAAAGATGGAAAGATAACATCTAACGAATGGATGAAAGCTTGTCCGTGTTTTAACGCTAAAGAGGAGTATGCTAATCTTTAGCAAAAGATAAAACGATTAGATACTTTGTATAGATTAAATTTGTGCAAACCATTTTGAACTGATATGAAGAAGTTTTTGTGGGGTATTATACCCGTAATCATTCTTGCGTGTGTTGCGTTTTTCCTGGGCAGGGGAACACAACGCACAGGAGAAAAACCTTTGCACGAGACTATCACAGACACGGTGCGCTATGTTGATACTATTAAGTACCATGCGCCTGCGCCAGTATTTGTGAAGTCTAATGGGACTACAAAGGTATCTGTTAGCGTAGCCCACTTAAAGGAAACTTTGAGGAATGCTATGCTTGATACCTTACCACGCATTAGAGCAGATACTTTAGAACAGATAATATTATGTGAAAAAGACCAAGATAGTGTACAAATAGAATTGCCCATGCTGCAATCCGTATATAAGAATAAGGATTATACGGCATATATCAGTGGTGTAAATGCTCGACTTGACAGCATTTTCGTCTACCCAAAGCGTGAGGTAATAACAATAAGGAAGCCTCCTAAGCATTGGCATATAGGTATATCCAGCGGATATGGGACAACAGTACAAGGATTTAAGCCCTATATTGGAATTGGAATTACATACTCTCTAATCTCTTTCTGATGGAAACGATAACCATAACTATTTCACAGAGCGATGTGTACAACGAGGTAGCAAAAGCAACGGACTACACAGGCTCAAAACTGATAGACGGAGATGAGAATGCGAGAAATCGCATTCTTGCCGTTGATGATGATTTCAAGGAATTGGGTCGCTTCTGGGATGAGAGTGTAACAGCCGTGAATGAGGACTTGAAAGAAATGCTTGTGAGCGGTGCGACAGATGTAGATAAGAACTACAAGGCAGAATTACAAGTAAGCAAATCATGGGACAAGACATTGCAGGAAAGTGTTCAGAGTTCACTGCGTAGTTTCTTTATAGCATCCATTACGGCACAATGGTTTCGATTTGCCAACAAAGGAGAAGCTAAGGAATACTTTTCGACGGCTGGTGAAATAATGCTTAATGTAGAACGACTACTTTATGCTCGTAAGCGTCCTATGTTACCAACAGATTAACAATTTCAAATAACAAAGATATGCCAACCCCAACATTAGGTGCAAAGAAACCTGTAAGAGCAACTATCAAAATATCGTGGTTGCTTTACGACATTATGAACGAGACCTTTCTTCGTGGTCGTACTATTCAGAATAAAGAGAACCACAAGGAGGTAGCCTCGATGTTTGCCAGTGAGGACGAGGAGAACCGTGAGAAGATACTCCGAAGTATCAAGAAAGGCTTTGCAGAGGTGAAAACCGAGCTTGCAGAGTATCTTGATGAAGACGGAACAACCACCGATAATAGTCACTTTGATGGTAGTCACAATTTGGAACTTAACCTTACCATGCCGAGTAACTTCAACGAAGCAGCAACGGCAGGAATTGGTGAAGCTGTGCATGACTATCTGAAGAACACAGCTATTGCTGAGTGGTATCTGGTCACGAACAAAGCAGATGCAGAGCAGTACATAGCTCTTGCAACTCGTAGTATGGCTTCTATTCAACAGTCTGTGAGCAAACGCAGCAGACCAAAGACACCGACAGATTAAATATAAAGTTTATGCAGGCAGACGAAAGTAATATCCTTGGCTGTTATACAGATAAGAACGGCAACATAGAGGCTGTACTTGGTTTTAAGCGTAGTCAGTTATTGTATGATATCGAGAATTACTCCTATATCGAAGGTCATATTATGCAGACAGACAACCTACATGCCAAGCATACAGTGCAAGATGTTGGCGAAGAGGGTAATGTGAACAGGGTTACACGATTACTTGATTTGACAGTAGCTCAATGCAAGGAGTTGCTATATCCGTACACAAAGAATGAGATTAGCAACCATGAGCTTGATAATGTCTTGAAAGAGCAGCCTACTTACGGCATTGTCCTTAGTCTACCTGCTGACTTTTCTCAGACAACACTCAACTTGTTATCAAAGCTTATCCATGAGTATATCGTATGTTATACAGTGGCAGACTGGATGAGTATTACCAATCCTGCTAAGGCTGAAACTTGGGCGGTCAAGGCAGAAGATATGGAAAGACAGATACGAGTGGCATTACATAGCAGAGTAAACAGAGTACGTCGTCGATTGTCAGTGTTCTAATAGAATACAGATGAACAGAGCAAGGGCAGACCTGCATCACGCAGACCTGCCCTTTAATTATGGACGTATAAAAAAAAGAAGTTATCGAAGTTGGTTTATAAGTCGTGGAGTATAGGAAACAGACGCACCGACTAATGTTTCACCAATAGAAAGGTCGGTTATTGCGACTATACGAAAATACTTGTAAGGCGTTCCACGGAAGCCTTTTAGATAATGTTGCTTAGCTGAATGTACGAGATGCCAGTTGATATTGTCTCGTGAGCCATACAGAATTACCTGTACTTTCCCCTTGCCAAACAGTCCACGGAGGAACACTGTATCGAATGTTTTAAGCATTGAAGCGACATCCAACTTTATAGGTCGAGTTACAATCAAGCCTTTCTGATGTGTTTCAGTAGAACGTGATAAGTCCACAAGACAGTTGTTTGTCACCTCCTGTTTGCCATCACTCCCAACAGTCTTTACCTTTGCCATAGCATACGCATTAGGATAAGAATTAATAGCAGTAATGAGCGATGAGGCTACAATACCCCATAGCTTAGACTTCATAGAGAAGACATAAGCGTAGTTCTTATTTTCATTGAACACTATTATACGCTGATTTACATAGTCGTAAGACATACGTGAACCTTTGCGAAATTCTGAGAAGGTACAATCTACTTGAGGAATTCCATCTGGGTAGAGTTTAGACAGTCCAGGCAGACGGTCAAGCGGAAAGAAATCGTTACCATTAATAATATCGGTCAGACATTGCGTCTGTGAACCAGATATTTCCATTATACCCCTATCGGTAGCGAAGAGTACCGCAGTGTCAATCTGCGTGATACTGTCTGAAGATATACACACGTCACGTGTGATAGGTTGTTTGGCAGAGTATCCACCTGATGAGTTTACCTCCAATGCCCATACACCCTCATCTGTGAAAGCATATAGTGGGAACTGTCCGAACTGACCCTGTGATAGCGCTTTTGCTGCAGTAGATATACCCAAAATTTTACCTGTACCAACAGTGTTTATGCCTGTAACAGGAAAATAGAAGGGGTTATTTATTTCTGATGTATATATTTTGTTAGTTACATCTATAATATTTTCAAGTTTTGTCGGAGGTTCTGTATGCGTAGTATTCTGTGTCCTTGTAAGCTCATAATCAAGGACGGCGTATGCACCATTAAGGAATTCGTGCGGCTTAAGTTTCACCTCGTATGTTTCTACACCTGCATGTATACGCATCATAGTAGCATGTGTATTAGGATAGAAAAGGTAGCAGCCCCATGATGTTGGAGCATATTCCCCATTAGTATACATACTTGACATATAAGGAGCAAGATGTGAGCTTGTATAGCTATTCACTACAAATCTCTCTCCATTTTCTTCTATCATAGTCTGTATATATATATCACGAAAAGCTAATGCTCCAAAGTCTATTATAATCTTTCCATTAGTTAAAGCCCAGCTTGGTGCACTGTTATTAGCATAAGAGAACATAGATGCCGCCATAAATCCTTGATACAACTCACGTCGTATTCCAGACAGGTTTAATCGGCCATTATATGTCTGTGAATATTTAGCGGTAATTTGGTCGTGCGAAAGATAATCATCCGTCATAGCCTCTCTTGTAGTCAGTGATTGAAGATACTCTTTGTTCACGACAATATCTTTGCGCTCTCTTGTAGAGAGCTCATTAATATTGATAGATTTAAGAAAATAGAAATTCTGTACATTTTCCAGCATCTCTCTATTCTTATCATCAGGATACTCTGGTAAACTAATAGTTGTTTTTGGATAGGTTGAATCTCTTGAGAAGAAAAGAGTGTATAGCTTGCTGTATTTCCATTCTACATAATTTTGACCTAAAGGGTTCTCACGTCCTCCAGGTGTGTTACTTGTGAGGTCTACCCCGTTAACAGAGATAGGTAAGAGCGCTGTATCTTCAGCTATCTTCCTTACGAACACATCCACAAGTCCATTTGATACCGGTGTATAGTCCCCAGAGAATTTTGAGATATCCAATGCACCAATGAATTTAGTATCAAGATTATCAGCATCTGCAAAAGACTTGCAGTTTCCATTTTGGTCGTAGGTATATATTGGCTTGGAAATAAAAACATCAACAGAGGTGACAATGTCTTTCCAATCGTTTATTCGAATATACGAGTTTTCTCCGTCTGGGAGGAGTTGATAATCGAGCCCTGCTGAAACCAACATAATATCGCATTCAGCCTCAGAATATCCACCCTTACCACTAACTCTATTCCAAAAGACAACAGGTGCTGTTTTTGTTGATGGGTTCATTAGAATAGGAGCAGAATGACACACTAAAGAACCGTCATATAATCTTAAGGCATAACGGACAAAGAAGGGAAGGGCAAATCGCCCTTCCTTTATCGTTTGGTTAGCAAGGAATTTGTTCACTTTTGCCATAATCTGCGAAGTGATTTTCTTCTGATTTTCTTCAGTCCACACTTCGTACAGTTTACTTTCATCTATCTTCTCAAATTCTACTTTAAAGGTAGAATGACTTTCATCAGAGAGAGAATATATACGAGGCTTACCCCTAAGCCCGAACGATAGTTGTAGATTTGGTAAATGATTTCCAAGCATAGAGTATTGTCCCTTCTTCCAAAGGAAATACAGGATATATTCTTCACAGAAGAGCAGCAAGGTGTTTCCTATTGAGTTCACATGAGAAAGTGATGGAAAAGTTCCAAGCAACTCTGCCTCTTCAAATAGTTTCTTATTTGCGCTGAGAGCATAAATTTCAGAGGTCTTAGTATCACGTATGATATAGTTAGAGAAGGAAGCTGTTTTGTGTAAATAAATAACTTTCTTATTCTCCCCAAGCTGTAGTAGTGTCTTAGGCGCAAGCAGTGATTTGTATGCCCCATCTTCATTGATGAGGTTGTATGCCTGTGTCAGCTCTCCGTCTGAACATTCATAATCAGACGGGACAGCAGTATAACCTGTAAAGCGTATGTCCTTTTCCATTTCTTTCCAATTCTTGCAAGATATTAAAGTATTTGCAAATATAGTTATCGTATAAGGTTGTTCGATTTTATCTTTTGGTGGTTGAGGCTACCAATCAAACTTGCTCCATGCAAACCTTTTACGATGTTGCAAGTAATTCAAATCATCTTGATATGTATAAGCCTCAACTTCAAATGAGATATTACGATATGCCTTATGCCAGTTGCAGAAATAGAGCAACGCAAATAGGAACTCAAGTATATATAACAGATAGAAGCCGACAAACCACAGTTCCTTTTCTTGTTCATAATGTATGCACTCGTGATTGTAATTTTCTACTGTGAAGTGTTCTTTTGCATCCTCCCTTACGATTATCCACTTCAACAAGGTAATTGCTTTGTAACCCTTAAAGGGAAAGCGTTTATTGTATATTATCTTCATGCTACCCCCCTATTTCTTCATGGTATTGTCGCAAGGTTTCTTTCACACGCTTTACAGCTTCTTTTGCTTGCTCTTCAGTGCGGAAGTAGACGAGAGCATTCCAAAGTCCGTTATCGCAAATATCTCCCCTTTCAACAAAACGTATACTCTGCATGACCAAATTAATAGAGTAATATCTTTCACCTTTCTTTGCTCTCCACCTAATATGCTCCACCCGCTTCTCTTCTGCATTCCACCGCAAGCCTTGCTCTTTCATCTTATCAAAGAGCAATTGCTTTTCTTCTTCGGTAGCGTAGGATAAACTACTACTGCACCACCTATCGCTTGGAGAGTCACTGATAGAAAGCTGACCGCATACATCTATTCCAACATAGTATGAGTGGAAACCCCTTTTATCCGTACTTTTGTAAATAAAAGCATTACATCTTTCCCCATTTTCATCAGATACAAGAATGTCTCCGTCCTTAAACTCTTGACCTTTCTCAAAAACCACACATCCGTCCTTAACGATTGCCTTGCAACCCTCGGGAATGGTTATTTTATCACCGCATTGTAATTCTACTTTCATAGTTTTAACCAATTAATTTTATATGTTTAATTCCTTTTTCTTTAAGCTCAGCTAATATCATCTTCACTAAACCGTAATAGTTACGGTTCTGAAGAGCAACCTTTATGATGTCTTCTGTGCCTTGATGATATTCTTGAACATAATTTATTATAGCTTCTTCGAACGCATCGCAATCAACTCCTTCGTAGTAGTCGCTGAAATCAATAATTGATGTCAGTTCACAGCACTCTTCATGCCCTTTGAAAGACCACACGTCGCCGCTATCACCTCGAATAAATTGCCTTCGATACTTTTGCCCTTTGCTAATTTTGCGGTTACATAGGTCGCAAACATGTTCCTTACGTGCGATAGGTTTTGTTTCATCTATTAACTCCATACGCATTACTTTATCAATTCAAAACTATACGCTACCACCCACGGATTACGTTTCCACGTACCCCTGCCACTGATTTTATCAATTAAGTCTGCGTAGGCTCTTTGAGAAGAAGAGAAAAATTTAAGAATATTGTCATACATCTGTCTCACTTTACGTTTGACAACGAAAAAGTAAGCATCCTCTCCAATAATTGATGATGATTCAAGAAATATTATACCTTCCTTAAGGCAATCTTCTTTTGAAATATCTTGCAATCGTTCCACCTTAACATCTGTAATTCTGATATGGTGGGGCATTAAGTCTGCCCTAACGAACATTTTATTAGTCCAGCCTGCCTTAAACTCCTTGCGTGACATACCCACTTCGTCAAGTATAGCATTGCTGTACATCGGCAGGCTTTCGATAATATCCTTGTATGGCTGCGCAATCGCAATAATATCACCGACCTTATAAGGCAGGTGCTTTATAGTTTCATCCCAATTGCCAAGTGGTACATTATCTCTCAGTACTCGCCTTGTCATTGTCTTTTCTCCATTAAGCACTGCCTGCGTTAGGCAATACTTATCATTAAAAAGAATCTTCTTCATACACTTACTTTATAAGTTCAGGATTATCTATTACGTTGCCCAATACTTCTATATCGCTTGCCCAATAGGTTAGGCCTATGTAGCTACTTGCGCCAATCTGCTTTGCGGCAAATCCTGCATTGTACCACATTGTTAGATATTTAATATTTGGGTCTCCAAGAGAAATTATATCTCCCTCAAATATTTTAACCCCATTTTTATCTGTCAGTCCTGTATACTGCCCAAAGCTTTCAGGAAAGATAGCATCAAACGTAGGTGTCTTACAGCCTTCTCTATAGTAGGCAATAGCTATATCATCATTTGCGTATGAATGGAAAAGGTCTCCGTAAACCCATTCTTTCTGAAAATTTATCCCTCTATATAATATTTCTCTGTCCATGTTACTTACTGAATAAAAAATGATACAAAATAACTGCGGTAGCAACTCCCCATCCGCTAAACGCTATCATGTAGAGGATACCCTTAAAGTATTGTAACGTTGATAACATTTTGCTAATTTTGTTTCTGCACTTAATCACATCTCCGTAGTATTCTTTGAAGGTATCTTTACATATCTTCGTAACCATTTGGTTGACTCTCCGTCTGTCGTTTTCAGATAGAAGAGGAGTGAAACTATCTTGTCGACATAAACCATTCTCAAAGCAATAAGAATTTACATCAAAAGTTGCTCTACTACCTTGATAAGCGTCTCCATTCTTCAATTTAATAGAGCTTTCAATGGTAATTTTGAACACACCACGTTCTTGGTAATATTTCTCTGCAAACTCTTTTATTTCTTTATCATTGAGCTTAGCTTTTTCATACAACTCATTATATTCAGACTCTCTTAGCTGATAAATTCTTTCTGTCATATTGATTTTTGGTTTAGTTAATCTTTATAATTCTCCTCGAAATAAGGGCATATCCCTGTTTCCTCTTGGTATTTCTCTTGCACCCACCACATATAAGCATCGGGAGGGTTTGGTAGATACCGTTTGCAGTTGCTTCTTAACTCACAGGCCACGCCCCTGCAATAGGCATAGTCTGCGTTGATATTGTCGGTTCGCATGGTTATTTTTTATTGTTACCTTCGACTGACACCGCCCATGGGAATAATATTGTAGGTCTTAAATCTGTCTACTAATCTGCCAAAGCCATCGTTACGTTCGAAACGTTTGCGCAAGGCTTTGTCATCAAGATTGGTAGTCAGATGAGCACACTTACCATATTGTGTCCAAATCTCATTGCGAGCATGGAGGAACTCATCAGTAAGCAAGCCAGTGTCCATACCGAAGAATGTCTTATCCTGTATGCCTATGTCATTAAGACAGATGTTTACAGGCGTACATTGGAAGCCCTTGTTTTCCTCTTCATTAAAAGTAAATCGGTCAAGGTTATTATGAAGTGTATAGTAATTGACCATCTGCGTAACAGATAAGTTATAAAAGAAACGAGGTGAGCGTATACGCATGAGATATTCAGAAAATACTTGCATGAGCATTGTCTTGCCGACACCAACACCACCTTGCAGCATTATATTCTTGTGTAGTTTGTATCCACGACCAGGGAATACTTCTTCTGCAAGCGGACAACCATTGAAATAGTAGAGTAGGAAACGTATTACACTACGATTATTATCATCAATTACGAATTGGCGACGTTGTCGTGCAAGCACGACGTTATTAGCTATATAGAGCAGCAGTTTAGCATGTGCTTTGTATGTGCCCTCGTCTTGTAAATCAAATGATGAGAGGCGTGCCTTTTCAATATCATAATGCACTTTCAATGCTACATCATGCAGCTCCAACCAAGTTGAAGATGACTTTTCTTTGTTTCTACATGAGGCAAGGACTGCTTGGTCCCAGTCAACATTACCAGTAGGTTTCTTGTGATACATTGCGAGTGCATCAGCAAGGGTCTTAGGATATTCGTTCATAGTTATTTATTCTTTTATGTTATACATCTTGTCCTCCGAATCCACCATTATAAGTATAGTCGGGCTGTGATGGTTCTTCAGATGTTGTTTGAGGCGGATACTTTTTGTGCATCCACGATATAAAATGTCGGTGCGCATCACCGATACTGTCATGTCCCACACCATCCATTGTACATTTCAAGTGGGTTGAGAACTCACTAATGCGTTGCTTAAATTCTTCGCTGTTAATTTTCAGCTGCATACATACAGGCTCATTCCACTGTTTGTTCTCCAGCATTTCCTTTATCTCATCGTCATAGGTCATCTGTTTAGTATTCACCTTGCTTACAGTTCGCTTTGACGCAGAGATATTGCCGCCTTTTCTGCCATTCTTGTATCGTGTAAGGCTGACATCTATATTAGGCTTCATTAGAATGAATATCCCCTCAGCTGTTGGGGACAAATCAGGAACGTTACCAGTAAAGCCGTATTCCATGATTGCATTATACACCTCGCACTGCACATCCTTATCCATGAGTTTCAATCCCTCCCAATAGGAGCGATAGACAATAAAACTGTCTCTTTTTATTTCCTCCATGCTAAACTTCCTTTATACGTATGCCATGCACAGAAAGCATGAGCTTACGCTTGATTAGGTACTCTTTTGTCCTCATACCTTTTGTATCTTCGACTATTGTCTGTCCTGTACTGCAATCAATATAGACGAAGTCTGCGATGTATGAACAGGCACGTTCAAGGAGTACACGAGTAGTTCGTCCTTTGAAATCTTTCCCACATTCACCATACTGGGCTGGTATAAGTTCATACTTTACCTGCTCTCGCAGGTTTGCAATAATACCAGCACGCTGCATCATCTGCAAGGTAGCAGAGCGGTAATGCTCTTTTTTCGAAGCATGTTTACCGACACGCTTTGCACCGTATTTATTGCAAGCCCCACGAGAGAGTTTCTTATATTCGTCAATCTTCATTGCCAGCGTTCAAATCATGTCGGAACACATCTAAGACCTTAGTTTCATCGAGGGTGGCAATGCTATAGTCAATCATTGTTCCTACGAAGAAAACATCAATGGCATTCTTAGCATCTGCGATAGTATCAGCATTGACGAAATAGTAGAATGGAGTTTTCTTCTCCTTACCTGTTTTCTCGTTAAGGGTGATATAATTCACCTTTGCCTTAAACCACTTCTCCTTGCTGCCATCTCCGATTAGCTCTGTACAGCGTGAGCGTTTGATAGTTACTATATCTGTCATAGTACCATAAACAGAAACTTCTTTTGTTGTACTTGCCTCAGCCTCTGTGAAAGATAAGGCATCAACTACAAACTGTTCGAGTACTTTTGAGTGAGCACCATTTTCTAAAGTGCGCTCCATGCGCACGCCAACTTCAAATAACATCATAGAGCTTACTTGTTTAATTTTGTTAGGGTTTCCTTACTTGGTTTGAAGCGCACTGATTTGTGTGCAGGAACGGTGATAGGCTTTCCTGTCTTGATGTCGTTCACCTTACGTTCAGACTTATTAACGACAACGAAAGAGCCGAAGCCACGAAGTTGAATACTTTCGCCCTTGGCGAGTGTCTCAGCAATGACACGTAATACACCGTCTACGGTCTTGAATGCTGTTGATAGCGTAACCTTTTCAGATACAGCTACCTCTTTTGCTAACATGTTCTTGTTCATTTCAATTTTGATTTGAGTTTTGTTAATAACTTATTTATAGAATATCGCCTGCTTGAGGCTGATAGAGTTTTTATATTCGCATACAGTCCATCTGCTTTTTCCAGCTCAAAGATGATGTTTTTAATATCTGTCTTGCAGAACTCATATTTTTTAGGTTTCTCCATTGTAACAGGGGTTAAGAAACATATCCGTAAGTTGGTCGAAATACATCTTATCCGTTGGAATATCATCTGTGGATGCCATTATCTGATTAGCTACAGACCGTTTATTCTGTATGATGTTATAGAGAGTATGGTCAATGGTTCCACGACCAATGAGATAATAGCATGTAACATTATCTTTCTGTCCGATACGATGCGCACGGTCTTCACATTGACAACAGTCAGAATAGGTCCAGGGAAACTCACAAAACGCCACGTTAGATGAGGCTGTAAGCGTAAGACCGACACCTGCAGCTTTGATAGAACAGATGATTAGCTGTGCTTGTCCTGATTGGAAGGCATCAACGGCAGCCTGTTTCATCATCATGCTATCACGACCTGTAACTGTAACCGCCTTTGGAAATGCCTTTTTCAATTCATCTACAATCTCATGCAGAGAGCAGAACAGGATAAGAGGCTTTCCATTTGCAAGAAACGTTCGGCAGAAGTCGATAGCCTGTTTTACCTTGCCTTTGGCTGCTATGGAACGTAGAGCCATAAATTTAACAAGAGCTTCCATTCGCATTTTGCGAGCTACCTCATAATCAGTACACTCCTTGTATTCACGTAGATAAGTAGCAAGGTCCTCTGCTGCACAAGCATACTCCTCACTATTTGATATGTCCACATAGAGGTCGGTACGTGTCTTGTCTGGTAACTGTGTAAGCACCTTTGCTTTTTCTCTACGTATCATACAGCGAGAATATAGTTCAGAAGAAAGCTTGTCGAGGTTTTTTACCTCGTCTGACTCCTGGCTTCTGTTCTCTCTGTTTAAGTCTCCACCGCCATACTCTTGCAAGAAATGTGTGCGTCCTCCGAACTCTGGTAATCTGCCCATGATAGACAATTGTGCGATGAGGTCAGCAGGACGATTGACAACAGGAGTACCAGATAGCAAGATGCGATAAGGCTTACCCTCTGCTATGCCTCGTGTGAAGATAGTCTGTTGTGCTGAAGGGTCTTTAACCCTGTGGCTTTCGTCAATGATGATAGAGCGAAAGATTTTTATTGCAGGGTTGAATACAACATCTTTCAGTCGGAATGAGCCTTTTTGTTTGATATCCCAGACAAAGTATTTGCGCAGACTCTCGTAGTTACAAATGGCTACATGGTGCATTCTCATCTTAAGGAGATATGGCCACGTTGTCTGTACAGCATTTTCAAGTACAAGTGCTTTCTTGTTAGTGAACTTCTCGAACTCACGCTGCCAGTTAATCTTAAGTGATGATGGACAGACAACAAGGCATGGATAAGCATTTGCTGTATCAACAATGCCGATGCTTTGTAAAGTCTTACCTAATCCAGGCTCATCCCCGATTAAGAGACGTTTCATTTCCATTCCAGCTAAGATACCCTCACGCTGGTATGGATAAGGTTCTATTTTGAGATTATGTTTCAGTTCTTTCATAATGAATAACACCAGTATTTGTATGCTAAATCCTCATACTTTTCTCTTCCACGACTGTATACATCATCGCCACGCTTTATAAACTTCTTAAATACTCTGTTGTTCTGCTTTGATATTGCGTATATGAAATCATTATCACTGTGTGCGATGTCCATGTACCAAGCACGGCTACGGTCCCAATCGAAGAAGTCTATAGCATCGTTGAACTCTGCATCTGTAGCAGCTGCTGTTGTTTTAAGGTCTCCTCCGAAGTTAGCAGCCTGCAACCACCAGTCCCATTTGCATCGAGTGTCAAGAGTGAAACAGAAGCCGCCGTTGTCAAATTCCTGCGCCTTGTTCACCATGAAGCGTTGCGTGTCCGCTATCTCTAAGACCTTTGCGAGAAATGGGTCATGCCGTGCTTCTGCACGTAAGGCACGTTGCATTTCACGTGCATGTAGCCATATTTCTTCATCTACAGGCTCACCATCTACCAGTTTATTGATGAAATCAACTCTTGTGGGTTCTGTAATTAAGGCATCTACTATGCTACCGAAGTAGAAAGCTGCCTCACGGTCGCCATATTGAGGTCGTGGGTAGAGCTGTTCTTTAAGTGCAGTGAGGTCAGAGTTGGAGACCTCACTGCGGTTATAGTATTCATCTGGATTATGAGTTGTCATGGTTATTTTGCTTTTACTTCATCCTCATACCTAACATGCGGTGAATTTATGAATTCTGCATTAACCTTATCGTTTGCATATTTCTCAACAGCAGTAATCTGTTTCTTGAACATCTTCGTCAAGTCCTCTACACTCATATACATACCGTCCTTACTCCACCAGAATGAAACAATATTGATGATACCCTCTGCATCAAGAGCAACTATCTTTTTCTTTACAGAGGTCTTAGGAGTATAAGCAGGGGTAGAGACGGAGGCAGAATCGAAAAGATTACCTACTTCCTGTGCTTGCGACTGAATTTCCTTTGCAGCCTTGGCTTCCTCTTCCTTACGCTTACGCTCTGCTTCAAGTCGTGCAGCCTCAGCAGCTTCTTTTGCCGCAAGTTCCTGTTTCATGCGTTCTTGTTCCTCTGCATTGGCTTTTGCCATGCGCTCGAGTTCAGCATGCTTAGAATTTAGTGCATCTACGATAGTATCTTTATAGTCACCTATCTCTGTAGTGTATTGTTCGTTGAACTGTGCAAGCAAGTGTGATTGAACACTTGCACGAATTTTAGCAGCCTCATCTGTTGATAATATCTGTGGAATAATGACAGAGAGTGTAAGATGGTTGAACAAATCAGCAGGCATTGCTGTAGGATAGTCAACAATCTTCACGGACTGTGTATCGAAGTTTTCAAGTGTAAGTGATGTGTTGAGTGTAGTTAGTTCATTGATACGTTGTGTGACGTACCTACTAAACAACTGTCTGAAATCATCTTCTACATCTGTTTCATATTTTGTGAGTGCCTGCTGCTTTTGCAGTTTCATAGCCTCTTCACGTCTGCGCTTTTCTTCCTCCTCACGTTTCTTTGCTGCGAACTGATTACGAAAAGATTGCACCTGATTAGGTACGTTTCCGGCCTTGGTTGGGTCGATAGAGTTTTCCATACCTGTAAACTCGGTGCGTATCTGGTCAAACATCTTCGTAATAGGTGAACGCTGCTCATTCATTAACTTAACCGTCTTGCGTGATTTCTCAATGTACGCTGCACAACGCTGGTCGAGTTCATCACTCATTCCTTTCTCCTTTATTTCGGATAGCAGTTGAGCACCAGCATTAGTGCAACGCACTGAACGCTGTTGGTTTTCATTGTAAATCTTTGGCGCATTTTGTGCTATCATCTGCACATTCTCTGGGCGCACGATACTTAATTCTGTACTCATAGTTACTTATATTTTTCGATTAGAAAACATCATCATTAGCAGTACCTTCTGTGTTAGCTGTCTCAGTAGGATTTACGACAACACCTTCAGAAGTGTCCGCAGCAGGTCCGAAATTCTCTTCGGTCTGGATAACCTCGCCTGTAGTGGTGTCTACAACTTTGCCAACTCCGTAGATGTCATCATTAATTTCTACATCCTCGGTTTGCTGAGACTCCAATTGAGTACCACGACCGATACGAGCCTTTGGATAAGTCTTGAAAGCGTGCTTGATGAGCTTCGCAACAAGGAAGCCTTTATCAATCTGTCCACCATCAGCAACATATAGGTCATTGGGCTTACCGTTCACATACGAACGTGCGTTGTTATCCCATTTGCGATTTTGCTTTTCGCTGTAGCCTTGCAGTCGTTTCCAGTCTTCTGGGAGCAAAACAGCATAATCAGTAGAACCGTCATTTCGTGTAATCTTCATGAAAGCAGCTACAATCTCGTTGGAGGTGTGGGGAAGGCGGCAGGTGTAATTCACAAACTTGTTACCATTCTGTTCTCCGAACTCAAAGCCATCCTCCTTGTACACGATAACAGGATTGTCTGCGTGGCGTATCTGACCACAGCGAGCACGGAGGACAAGTTCACCATACCCTGATACTGTGAGTACGCACTGTGTTACGTACACATTCTTCCCATCCTGTCCCTTACCAATATTAACAGAGCGGGAAAGTAGGTATGCTTGTGCTCGTACTCCTGGCTCAACACTTAAGCCTGATATAGCAACATCAAGAAATGACGTGAATATGGAGAATTTACTACACTTGGTACGTAGGTCTTCCTTTTCGCAAATTAAGCTATTGAAAAATCTGCTTTCTCTTTCGTAAGCAGCATCACCACTGACACCAGTGGTATTTGCCCACATTGTGTCATAGATTTGTACGAATTTCTCTCGTACTCTGTCGTCTGTAATAATCTCTGTACTTTTCAGAGCGTTGATTTCTTCGACTGTAAGATTGATTTTACTCATAATGTATATCTTTTATTTGTTAGAATTGAAGAATTCTGAAAACTTCTTTCCTCCGTACTCATCTTCTGTAAGGGAAATCATTTCCTGTACAGTATACTTCTCTTTATGTGGTTTTGGGAGTCTGTTCTCTATGTAGTCTCTTGTACCAGCTGCACACGCCCCCGTAATAGTCCTATATGCAGCAATAGCCTCTTCATAGGTTAGTGTGTCATCTAAAGACATATTTTTGTACACCGAGGTGTCTCGGTCGTTAATCTTGAAGATAAGGTCTGCACGTGCATCTTGGAGAGTATCACCGTGCGCCCAGTGGTTTTCTCCATCTGTTACAAGATAGAGCTGTTCTCTACTATTGAGTTTGTGAACACGATATACATTCCCGTGATGTGAGTCAATAGCTGTAAACATATCATCAACCTTGATATAGCTTCTGTTATTCCATTTCCAGAAGATAGGTCTGTTTGAAACCCTGTTTATTGCAGCTATTGCTTTAGGAGAAAGAGTCTTATTTACTTTTACTTCATCTGTAATGCCTGTGCCACGTAGGTAAAGAGAGCCACCCACCGTTAGGTTATCGGGTAGTGCTGCAATGCCTGTGCCACGTAGGTCAAGAGAGCCACCCACCGTTAGGTTATCGGGTAGTGCTGTAATGCCTGTGCAGTTTTCAAGGTCAAGAGAGCCACCCACCGTTAGGTTATCGGGTAGTGCTGTAATGCCTGTGCAGTTTTCAAGGTCAAGATAGCCACCCACCGTTAGGTTATCGGGTAGTGCTGTAATGCCTGTGCCACGTAGGTCAAGAGAGCCACCATAAAAAGGCTTACCGTCTTTAATGATGAGGTTAACTCCCGTCTCTTTTCTAAACTTTTCAATTTCTTGTCTCATAGTTGAATTTATTTGTTTCTATAAATAGTCCTGTTCTGTTCGCTGAAGCAACCGAAGTTGAGCCGTCTCGTATTCCGTCTTACCTGGCCGTACATAAGGCTGTATCTTTCCTGCTCTACGCCAGCGTTCCACATTCTTTCGTCCGAACATCTTGTATGCTTGTCTTGTTGACATAAAATCAGGGTCGTCCTTGTCTTCATGCAGCATCTTAACAATGTTTGCTGATAGGTCTCGCAGAAATGTGCTGTAGCTAACTGTTTTGTCTGTGAAGTCAATACGCATGTCACTCTTCGTTTGCAAGCTCTCTCAGTTCGTTTATCTTGTTATGACTGTTCCAATATTTACCAAGACGGAAAGTGAGATAACCCAATAAGAAACCTGCTATTTTGGTAAGAAACAATAGAAAAATATTGTCACAGTCAGAGGCTACAAGGATTGTTATTATCATAGCCAATACTACTAAGACATTTATACGCCAATTAAGGTGGACTTTGAAAAACTTATTCATAGTTATTTTTTTTGTTTATACAGATTGGTGATTGCATATATTCAACATATTTCTTGAACATATTGCAGTAACGTCCATTGATGCCGTTATGTGCATTGGAACAAGACTTACAAGAGTTTGGCATGATACTATTCTGCTCGTTCAACATAGATAAGCCGTTCGCCAACTTCCATGCGAGTACTTCGCTTGCCGCCGAACAAAGCGTTAGCCTTGCTTGCTTGGGCTCGCACGGTGTCCATCCATTCAATAGGGAAACTGACGGCTTCGCCAACTTTCAATGCTTTGATGCGAGACATCACATTTTTACGCTTTGATTGTACTTTTTCAGTCATTTTCTTTGCTTTATAATTATTAATGTTTAATTTTATGATGCAAAGATAATCAAATAAGATTATATTAATCAATTATGATTAATTATATAACATTTATTAACTTTTTGGTGATTAATAAAATCAAAATAGATTATGAAGATAAATAAGGTTAATATTGGGCTGACAATTGAGCAGCGTCTAAATGAACTCAACATGTCCAAGGCTGAATTTGGAAGACTCATAGGTATTCCACAGCAAAACGTGAATAGAATTCTTACACGAGTAAGTATTGATACAGATAAATTAATTGAGATAAGTGAAGCTTTGCAGTATAATTTCTTTAAAGAATATTTTGATGATTCTGCTATTATCTCAGCAGACCGTGGAAGCATTGCAGCTGGTGGGAGTATCACTGGCACTACTACGATAGGGGAGGTTGCAAAATCTACTATAACTAACAATTTTGGAGAAGGCTGTAATGATGGCAAGCCGTCACCAATAGTACAGACATTGACAGAAAGTGTTGCCACTTTGACAAGAGAGCTGGAAACAAGCCAGGAACAAAAAAGCAGGCTAATTGGAATTATAGAAAAATTGACAGAAAAATAGCATGCGGGGTATAAAAAAAACGATTCTACTTATTTTTCTAGCAATATCGAACTTTGTTTATTCTCAGTCAATACTGGGTGTTAGGTTCGGTTCAAGCTACGAAGATGCGAAAAAAACACTTGAAGATAGATTTGGGCGTTACATTGAAGAAGATAAGGGAAATCTAACTATATATGATTTCGATATGGGAACTTTTCACTTTAACTCGGGAACTTTGTGTTTTCAATGGAAAGAAAGGGGCTCAAAGTTTTTCCGTGCTGAATTCCAAAAGTGGAGTGGTACGAGAAATGTTGAAAGTATGAAAGCTGAAAGAGAGTATCTTAAACGGCTTATAGCATCAAAATACGAAATCTTTGAATTTAAAAATCGTCAAGGTTTTATCTGTTATGAATTCTTAGGAGAAGAAACAGATGGAATTACTATACATGGTAAAATTAGCCTTGAACGAACAAGAGGGAAAGATAATATTGAAAGACTTTACCTTTTCTTAATTTACTATCCTATTGCAGAATTTATAGAAGAAAACGCAGATTTTTAACAATATATGGAAAGAGACAAGGAACTTGAAAAACTGAAACTTCTGATGCATGCCATTGGTTCTATGGATAATGCAGAACCTTTGGAATGGGAACAGGAACTACGAGTGGGGGCGTGGCTGATACTTCATAATGAACCAGGAAGCGATAGAGAGGAATGGAGACAAGAGCTTCTAAGCCAATATCCAACAGAAGTAGTTGATACTTTCGGAACAGACCCAGCACAGGCTTTTGCAGCTATGGATGACTGGTGGGAGAGTGAGACATACGAAGATGAAAATACAGGGCTGTGCGAAACCTATCAAGGATGGTCACTCATTTTCGCAAATGAGAAATCAGTCATGGTGTTTGATGAGCTTTCAAGACTTAAACTTAAATTAAGCCGTTTAGGGCTGTTAAAAAATCTCAGATGATAAGTTGTGCGTCAGACGGAAGATAACGCAATCAGCGCAAAATTAAATGGCAAATAAGCAATATTATCATCAGAACTATAAACAACAAAACATTAACGAGATGATGTAAAGAGTAGCAAAAAATACGACTGGTATACCAAGGATGTTCAAAATGCCTATATTTCGCTAATATTTGCAGCGGCACAAGCAGCAGTGGAAGAAGTGTAGTAATTTCTTAGAAATATATTTTTAGGCGGTATACCATGTTTTTACGTAGGTATACCGCCTATTTTTTATATTTTATAAATGTATATCCAAAAGAGGTAGAGCCTTTACCATTCGCTCCCACTTCTAATTTACTAAGTTCATTACAACAATCTTACTTTATACTAATATGCAATTTATTAAATCAGCGTTTATAGCACTTGCGTTGTTCTCTACGATAGGAGGAACGACTGCTTCTACAAAGAGAAATACGGATATCCAGTCTGGAACGGTTTACATTTGTACGGGACCAAAGGCAAGAAAGTATCATTCAAGCCCAAATTGCCGTGGTCTTAATAGATGCTCTGGCAGTATAAAAAGCCTTTCTGTGAGTGCAGCAAAGTCAAAAGGCTTTAGTCCATGCAGGATTTGTTATAGATAGTTTGTTTATAAACTATGTTTGAAAACATAGCAAGAAGTATGTAATATGCAGTCTTGAACCTTTATAGTTAAGTGTAAAGCAACGCTTTTTATCTTTGTTCTCTATTATTTCATTGCTTCTTTTTACTATGAGTAGAAGGTTCTTATTGCTTTCACTAAGGTTAAATGTATGAATAGAATTATTTTTGTTCGAGAAGAAATATTAATCTTGCTAACGTAAGAGTTGGGCGCGTCTAATAATTCTGTTTATATGTTGTTCTTTGAGTAATAAAAAGTTGTTAGCTCTTTTAAAAATGTAACGATATAACAATAGTATTTTTAATTTTATTTTGCTGTCACTTTTAACACTTCGTGTAAACGTGTTACAAATCAGCAGGTTATAAGCTATTCTTTTGTGACACGAGTGACAGGAACTTTCATATTGAGGATTTCTTTCATTGTATAAAATCAAGGATATTGGAATGAATGTGAGAAATAGCGTTTCTGAGGGGGACTCGTTTTTTACAGTAAGGATCTTATCCCAAGTTTAACCGGCAAAATTATTTCTCATAAATTTTCGGGATATTTTGTGTAGTATTACTTGTCATTACCTACAAAATATATTCAGAATTTTAACTACTTATTTT